CACCTCATGTTGCTGCAACAACTCGAACTGCTTGTCGGCCATATCCCCGGTTGGGATGATGCCGAACTGCTTACCGAACTCTACCCCTGGCGCGAGAACGACATCGCCGTCGGCCTTCGCCAACTGTCGGCGCATCTCCAGCGGAGACTGTGAGCCGAGCGCCGACTCCGTGCGGAATGTCTGCCGCGTCGAAATGAGATGCTGGAACTTGGTGGTTCGATGATTGACGCCATCCTGCAAATCGATGAGATCGCGAATTTCGCCATATCTGTTGTTGTCTCTATCGACGTTCGCCGAGCCCCAGGCATAGGGGTCTTCAGGCTGACCGTACTCATCGAGCCAGGGTGATGGTCCGTAGTTTAACAACCCACCCTTGGTGAACTCTGCGAAGCAGACCTGATCTGTTCCCAGATGCTTGAAGTAAATCTGAACGACCCGAACACGCCAACGCTTGTTGTAGCTTACCCAAGTCGTGGTTCGAGGCTTGTCATCGAACGATCCGCCTGATTGTCCAAAGGACACGGTCTCATCGAAAACCTGGCCGGCGTCCTTACCGTACTTTGCGATCGCCTCTTCGCGATCCATCCACAAAACAAGGAATTTATAGTTGGCGTCGTCATACATCTCATCCGCCGAATAAGGATCAGCGCCCATCCGGTCCCAGGGGCATCGCCTGATAACGACAACCGGGTTCTTGCTCCCCTGTCGCTGCTCAACGACGACTTCGTAGCCGCCCCAACCGGCCGACAGCACATCCTTAAATACCTTGGACCTGATCCGGTTAAACCGGTTTTGATCGCACACAAATCGCAGCGCATCCGTGCAAGAATTAGCGTCTTGTTCATGTTGAGGCGTTCGCGGCGATGCCTTCGGATCGGTTCTGCGGCTTTGCTCCAAGCCCTGCAAATACCTAATCTTGGGCTTGATGTGGTTATCCATGATCGCGGCCTGGCCGCGCTTGCGCAGTTTTGCTGCTTCTTTCTCAGTCCATTGCTTGCCGTCGTAATAGTCTACGTCGCGCTCGGCCTTTTGCGTATTTGATCGGCTCGAATCCTCAGCCTCCTCGAACTTATCGACAAGGCGCGCGTGTTCGCTGTCCCAATCGATCTCCGGTGCTGAAGCCTCCGGTTCTTGATATTGGGAGAGCTGGAGAACTTCACCCATCAGATAGCTGTCTTCCAATCATCCGCGTCATCGTCGTCGCCACCATCGAACTTGCCGAAGTAGTCGGCCTTGCGCGGGAGATCATGCGGGCGTTTCTTTTCCGGCCTGACGCCATTGGTCATCTTGTCGAGCAGCTGCCCTACGAGTCCGAGGGCATCGACTTGATCATCGTGTTTGCCGGCGGGGAACGACAAAAGCTCGCTTCGGAGATCTGCATACCAAACGGCCCTCGTTGGAACGTACAGGCCCTCAAGTGCCATCCTTCCTCGGATAGACTGCGCTCGAACTGCTTTATCGCCTCGAGTAGGGAATTGTTCTCGGAAGACATAAGCACCACGTTCTCGTTGCCGACGATCTAAGAATGGCCCCACACCCGATCTGATTTGGCCTTGCTCTTCAGCCCATCCAATGGGGTGCCATTGCTTGACGAGATCGCAGAAGGCTTCGACCCATTCGTCAGAAGCCGCTTGCTTGCGCCACAAATCGAGCAGGTACATCCGGCCTTCGGGATCAAGGCCAACAACCGCATGACAAGTGAAATCCCCGCCATCTGCCGTGACCGCGTAGTCCGACCCTCCGTAAACGCGGAGCGTCTTGAGGTCCGGCGCTTTGTCATATGGCTTCAGCCAATCGGCCTTGAAGTAGTCGCCCTCTTCAGGAGCGGGGCGTTGTTGGTAGAGGGCTGACCAATCGCGAGGACCGATCGCAGCTCTAATGCGCTCCAGTGATTTTTCGTTGTACCACTCCGGCCATAGCGCGTTCTTTGCCTCATCAAGCGCTGGAAGATCGAGAACGTCCCACTTATCTCCGCCCTGCGCATTCAACAGCCGACCAGCCAGGTCATCCTCATGCCAGCGTGTCTGAATTAGAACAACCGCACCACCTGGCATCAACCGCGTGTACGCCGTTGAGGTGTACCAATCCCACACACGCTGTCGGCGTAACTCGCTATCGGCCTCCTCACGATCCTTAAACGGATCGTCGATCAACAGAACGTGAGCGCCACGGCCCGTAACAGCCGTTCCCACGCCGGCCGCGACATATGCCCCGCCTTGATCGGTATTCCAGCGCTCCGCAGCTCGGCTATCCTCTCTAAGCCTTGTATCGAACACAGCCGCATATTCGCGACTGGCCACGATGTTGCGGACTTCCCGGCCAAAGTCGCTGGCGAGATCGCTATTGTAGGATGCAGCGATGATCTGCCGTTTTGGATTACGCCCAAGATACCAAGCTGGGAAACGTCGTGACGCTAATTCTGATTTGCCGTGCCGAGGTGGCATAAAGATAGCGACACGATCGCTCTCGCCTCGCTCTACGGCCTCTAACTTATCTGCAATCCGTTTATGATGCGCTGCACTAACGTAAGCGTCGTTCGTATATTCAGTGAACGCTATCAGGCTCTCCGCCGCGTCCTTCCGCTTCAACAACTCCCGGGCGATCTGCTGCGGCGTCACGGAGGAAGGAGACCAACTCGTCTCGTGTCCAATCTGTTGCATCGCGTTTATCGTCAATGGTCACCGTTGATTCCTGCGCGGGCTTACCGTCAAGGCGGTCGGCGATTGCGTTAATGGCAGGCAAGGCGTCTTTGTTCGGCAGCGTGGCCAAGAACAGAAGATTGCGCGCGATCTCACGCAGCATCTTGTGATTTCCACCCGCGCCTGCGATTTCCATCCGGAGCGCGTCAGCAAATGGTTTGTCTTTTGGACGGCCACCTGGATTGGCGTTATTACCCTTTTGGAAGGCCATGGTTTTGCACGATCAAATTATTGAACTAACAGCATTTACTAGCTTCATCGTCATGACGGATTTTACGAATGCGAGGCGCCATTAGGCCCTTTGCCTCGAAACAGCATGTTTTCTAGCTCGGGGTTTGGAAGACTTGGGTTTTGTTATGAACAATAAGTCGTTTGGTCCCAATGAAACTGGGGGCCTGATGGATTTGAACGCCGTTATTTCAGATTGAAGAGCTTTAGCGGCCCAATGTTGTGCATCTCGTGCCGCTATCCAAGCACCAATGGCGGATAAAACAGCCGCTAACGCAGCGATCATCAGAACAACTTCAATTGCTTGCATATCCAAACCTCTTCGCACATTGCGCTGAATATTCAGTAAGTTGATGGGGTTATTGATTTCGCGCTTTAAAGAACCCCGGACGACGCGCCGAACTCTCTGATTGCCACTAAGGGCCAGGATGATTGAAGAGAGTTGGCTCTGCGCCGTCCGGTAAGGAAATTCTCATTGAAAAACCCGCCGCGGATATCTCCGGGCGGGCGCAAAAATCGACGTTCTCATTTCGCCATAAGTGATTTGCGATTTCTCCGCAAGCATTATTTTCATTGCTTCACTATTTTTCAACACGCGGGCAAACATGCCCCAACGGGATTTAAAGAGCGCTTAATGCGGTCGTTCGCGACAACTCGCGACAGTTCGCGACAAATTGGCAGGAAAAATTGGCGGGCAGCCCGCTAATTTATTTCCCGCCAATTTATTAGCCGCCTATTTTTTCGGTATCCATAATCACTCCTCAATCCTCAATTCCTTTGCCAGGGCATTCAACCCAACACGAAGATCGCCTAACTCGACATCGCTCGGGTCTCTCTCCTCGATGCAAACCCGGCGGACGGCAATCAAAATTTGTTTATCCCGGCCTAACGACCTCCCCAATTCTGTGAGTCTTTCGAAGCATGCGTTGTATCGCCCAGAAATGACTCTACAGCGTTTTTGATATTCTTCCGCATCCGACCTAGCTTCGTCTCCTGAAAACGCATAGCCGGGCTTCCCTGAGTCATTGAGATGACTTCCTGAGCGAGGGGAGCCAATGGGTATTCCATTTATCCCCGCGAACGCTCTCACGAGCAACGCCCACTCGTTGCCGGCGCGGTGTTGCAGTTCGGAAATCTGATTTGTGAAGCGCAACCGTCCAAGCGGATAGCCAAGCAATTCTGACTTAGCGGCGTTACGGTCTTTCACGTGCCGTCGGTGAGGCTGGCTCAAGATCGCAGAAATATCCACGATCTCGCCACGGGATTTCCCCGAAAGGTCGCGCCGAACGTTAGTTTTTCGAGGACGTCCAGATTTCAGTTTCGCCATAACTACCTGCATTATCGCTCCTAGGGTTTCGAGTGATATTCAAAACGGAATCGGATCATCCAACCGTTCCTTCGTGTCATGGAGCGCCTTCAGCGGATCTTCGACTGACCGTCGCACCGCGGTGATCACAGCACCTGGGAACGTCAGCTTGGCCTTGGCGATATCGGGATAGTTCGACAGCAACCGTCCGATTTCATCGAGCGTGTAGACCGTGACCTTGCGCCCCTCGCCGACCACGGCGTGAGCATGCGTGTCATCCGGCACGATTGCGGCGACGCTGCCGTCCTCAAGCGCTACTTCCCAGACTTGCGTCGAGAGCGGTTGCTTGCCTGCGGCGACCGCAGCCTTGTCGAGCGCCAGCCAGGCGGCGACCATGCGCCCCGCCTCCCGCCGCACGGCTTCCAACTCGCCATGCCAGATCGCCTGGTTGAGCAAGTAGCGTTGGCGGTCAAACTTCTCGCGCAGCTCGGGACTGACGAGCAGGCGCAACCGGTCACATCCCCACTTCGCTTCCATCTCGGACGCCGTCTCGTCGGCGCCATCGAGGTAGGCGCGGCCAGCGATGTAGGTGCCAGGGGAGCGGGCCCACGACCTCGGGTCTGATAACGGGCGGACGGAGGTGTCGCCGAGGATTGCTGTTCGGGCCATCAGTTTTGCTCGCTGCTATGGACAACCAGAACCGCGCCATCGGAATTGATAACAAGGCTGACTTTCTCGCCTGGCACAGCCATGACGAAATCTCCTGATCGCGCATCGGCCTCGACCTCGGCCTCGTATGCCTTGAGTTTTCCGATCAGCCATCTGACGCCCGCTAAGCGTTCAGCCACACTGCCCGCCGGGTCTAAGCCGACGCTCTGCATGAACCGAACGCGCACCATCGTCTCATCCCATAATTCATCTTCAGTCTTCGACATGCCGAACCTCTTTCAAAATCGCCTGCCGCCTCAAGCGGCAGCGTTTACTTTAGTAGGGGTAGACTTCCGTGACTTCCGTACAATGATATCAATGACTTACAGGGTGCTTCGCCGTACTTCCGTAAGAGACTTCCGTACAATGATATCAATGACTTACAGGGTGCTTCGCCGTAACCTCCGTAAACCATTTCAGATCGTTCCTATGACTTTCAGGCCCTTCATTTTGGTGTCCGAGTTGCGCATTTCGACGGCCAAAATATCGTTCATCAGCCACGTCTCGATCATGGTTTCAGCGACGCTTGCACCGATGCTAAACGATGCCCCCATGAGCTTGGGCGCGTATCGGCCGGACCGTTTCGATTGAGGTTCGAACGACCACGGTTTACCCGCAGTCCACGCCTCGTTGATCGCCTGGATCACGCGCCGGCAGGCGTCCCTATCCGGCCATTCGCCTTGATCTGGGATGTCTTCCGACACGATAGGAACGAGTGTCGAAGCTTGCTTCAGACCGTCCAGCCATTCGATCTTTTTGAGCTTCAGGAAAACGGGTTTCGACTCCTCGCCGTCCTTTTGCTTTTCCGTGATCACTTCAACCAGGTTGCTTTCACCCTTCCGCTTAAGGTGCAGCACGCAGTCGCCAGCACCCTCCAGCGAGGAGGATCCGCGCATGCCGCGGTCCTCATCCTTGCCGCTGTGGTGCACGCCTATGACGGCCACGCCACAAGCCTCGCGGATGGTATCGCAGGCCAGCACAAACAGGCCCATCTCTTTGGAGGCGTTTTCCTCGGCGCCTGGGAGCGCCCTGGCTACGGTGTCGATAATGACAAGCTTGGCGTCGCCAACGGCCGTCTTGACGGTCCTAACGAGCTTGGCAACGTCTTCTGGCGTCATGAGGTTGACGGCTTTCGGCAATAGCCGGAATGGCGCGCAATCGGCCACCAGGCCATGGTGCTGATGCCAGCCATGAACACGGTTTCGATAGCCGCCCTTGCCTTCGCCGGCGACATAAAGAACGCCGCCTTGACGGCATTCTTTACCGTGCCAGTCGAAGCCGTGAGCGACACGCAGCGCCAAATCCAGGGTAACGAACGATTTCCCCTTGCCGGGTTTGCCGTAAACGAACGTCAGGCCGGATTCCGGTATCAGCCCATCGACCAGCCACGTCGGTGGCGGCAAGGCGTCGATATCAGAAAGTCCCAGCGTTTCGAATACGTCCGAACTTGGCGGCCGCGACGGCTGCGCAAATTCATCGTCACCAGCTTCTAAAGGGCGCTGGGCCGCAGCGGCAATGTCGCTATCCCATTTTCCCATGGCACGCCGCCATTTATCAGAAAATAGGGAAGGACCACGGCCTTCTTTTTCCAGACCAGCAACGTTATCGCCAGGAAGCCGCGTCTTATTTTTGAACTCGTAAAAGCCCCACACTTCGCGCATGCGAGCTTGAGATTCTGCATCATTCGGTTTGATCGGGCATTCTCGATACCAATTAACGACAGCCCCCCAGACCAGCTTCGTCATGTAGTCTTCGCGGCCATCTGTCCGTGCGCCAAAAGCGTTAAACTCGTCAGCTGGAGAAGCCGTCTTGGCTCTTGAGACGGGGTCTCGGTTCTGATCCCCGCCATGCCGCTCAACCAGCTCCGCAACTTCCTGCAACAGCCAATCTGGCGCGGCGGCTATCTCGCACTCCCACGGCGCGCAGCCCTCTTTCCATGCGTACGGCGTGCCGGAGATGTGCTGGGATGGCGGGAGCACGGCAAATCCGCCCTGCCCCCGAATATCAACGCCTATCGGCGTCTTGTTGGTTGGCGCATGCCAATTGGGCGGGCCTCGGAAGAACAGCTGCCGGCCGCCACCACCGGTTACCTGCTGGCAAGTCTCCGGTTCGATCCTATTATTGTGCTCGGCAAGGACACCCTGCCACCAATTAAGAGCGTCAGGCGTCTTATATTCGTCCAGATCGATAACAAAGACGTTGCTTGACGCCCGCCCGGAAAGGATACCCATGTTTGGACGCCGGGCGTGTTCGCCGCGCGACGCGTACCAGCGCTCGAAGGTCGCGTCTGGAACAAGCTCTTCCTGAAGAGACTTCCAATCGGCAAGCGCCGGCCGTTTCCAATTCTGATGTTCGGAAGGAAGGTGCGATGGCACAACCTGCAAACCGACAGCACGATACATCGCGGCCCAGTCGCCTGGCGCGGCAAAATCAGGTTCAAAGGATTCAACTCGCCCCACGTGCTTCAATTTCCCGTCCTGTGTTCCGCTCCTGGATTAATTACGCACGCAACAAAAAAAGGGGCTGCGCCGACGTGCGACGCAGCCTGCTTCAATTAAGCTGGCGATAGATCGTATTTGTCCGCTAACCTATTCAGCCAACCTCCTTGGGCGCCGCTGATATATGCTTCACCTTGATAGATGCTGATCTGATCCTGGAGGTTCGCGACAAATTCGGTTTCCCAGTTCGTCAAATTTTGATCCTCCAGCTCATCAAGTAGCCGCTTCACGTCTTTCATCTCGGCAGTAAGCTCGGCGCGCGGCTTTACGAATGCCTTCAGAAAGCCCATGGCCGTTAACCAAAATCATCCGCGCCAGCCGTCTCAAGCTGCTTAGCAACCGGTGCACCAACTTGAGTTGACCCTGTCGATGGCGCGGTTGGAGGGCTCGCAACTGTCCCCTGTTGTGCGCCGGCGCTTTTGGCGACGAACACAAGGTCTTTCGGTCGAGGTGCCCAGCCAGCAATCTCGAATACCGGCTGGTAGTTGGTCGACTTCTTTTCGCCGGAGCCGGAAGTGATCGGCATTGTGGTCTTCAGGACTACAACCGGCAGCTTACCGGGGTTCGCCGCTTTGCCCGCTTCGTACAACGAGTGCAGGTCGTCGAAGCCCTTGAGAAAGGCTGCGGCATTGCTTGATGTTTCTCGGACGTCTCCGCCGCAATCAGCAGCTAGCTTCATCATGACGCGCACGCCCTGCTTCCATTTGGCGTCGGCCGGCTTGTGCGGCATTGGATCGCCAAGTTTGGTCAGTAGGAATTGCGGGGCAGCACCGGCGGCGAACAGAAGATAGCCGACCTCCAGGTTTTCAAGATCCATGACGGCTTTGAAATTGGATGTGATGTCGACGGCATTGTTCGAATAAGCGCCGTTGATTTCGCTGCGATCGTTGCGGAAGAAACGTCCTGCCCGCGCATCATATTTGACGAATGGGATGATATCGCCGTTGTCGCCGCCAGATGAGTAATTGAAACCTAAAGCCATAACCATTCTCCGTTTTAAAAGTGCAACCGTCAGGCCGGTCGCGGTGCCATGCCCATCTCTGGGAATTCAAATTTTCCAAATCTCGTATGCGACTTCACGCGCGGACCCGTTCCAATAAAACGACTCTAGGTCAGGCACTGTGATACCTTTGAAAAACTCGGGATCATCGGACAGGGATAGGAACTGCTCGCAACACAGTGCAATCCGGTGAAGCGCGTTCAAGTGTTCGCGGGTGTTCTCAAGTCGATAGGTGGCGCGCTTCTTTGGTGTGCAGTACGCCACCCGCGCTTCGACGTTATCGCTGATAGTCGCTGCATAAAGTGCGACTTGCCGGGAATGCGCGACTTTAATTGCCGAGGGAAGTTTCTCTGAAGTCTTCAGATCAACGATGATGCCGTGATCTTCCCAAAAGTAGTCGAAGTATCCGACAATCGGGAATTTAAGCCCTTCCGGCCTCCACTCAACAAAGCCCTGGCATTTACTTGGCGTACCGTAAGGTCGTAGCTCTTCAAGGGACGACTTTACCATATCCGGAATATCGGCTCGGAAGTCCTCTCGTCGCTTGTCGCCGGATAGCGCAGTGGTCCTGTCATAGGTTTTGAATGCAACCGCGCAGCAGTCTTCCAGCGGCTTCTGCAAATCCATCAAACCTGCCGTAACGCCATCCTCAACCGCCGTACCACGATGCGCCGGCGAGCCGACAGGTTGGCGGCGGCCAAGCACCTTTTCGAGCACAAACATGCTCGGACTGGCACAGAACAGGTTAAGCGACGAGGGACTGTGGCGTTCGAATTTCATTGCACACCCATTAGGCTAGTGTGAATTTTCGCCGCCTCACGGAATGCATCGCCACGCTGGTAGGCCGGCTTAAGCGCGTCGATGCTGGTTAGAAACGCCAACGCTTCATCGATCGTCTTTGCCACGGCGTGGTGATGTCCAAGCGCTAACACCTTGTCGCGAAACGCTTTCTGCTCAGGCGACAGCGTGCCGGCTTTAGCTTTCATCTCCAGCCAAGCGATGCGACCCTCTGGCAGGCATATAAAGATGTCCGGCGTACCACGACGAACTCCTTCGTCCTTAAGGCGTTGCGCAACGCGGATATGCCGCTTCTCGCCGTTTGGGATGGCGCGGACCTCTAACTCGGGTCGTAATGCGAGTGCGAGATAGTCGATCAGGGCAACTTGCAGCTTGTGTTCGCTGGGCGAATTTTGAGGAGACAGCTTCATACCTTCACCTCAAGCATCCCAGCGCCATCAGCAACGAAGTTGCGAAGTTGATCCTGATTAATCTCAACTTGTTCTATTCGCGATCCGTCAGCCATCACATCAATCACGCGAGGCTGATCGGCGTCGAATTGCAGAAACAGCATCACAGGCTGACCAGGGGCCGCTTTAATAAACCGGGCAATCTTAGCGCGCGGAGGATTTGTCATGTTCGGCGCTCCAGTGCGGAGTAGCCGACCGGCGGGTCACCCATAAGCTCGCCTGTCAGCGTGCGAGGAGCCAAAAGCCTACGCGCAGCATCTTCCAATAACTCTGGTTTAGGTTTGCTCGCGCTGATCGGATATTGCTGGCGTCGATCGGAAGTAGCGCGTCCATTTAGACGACGCCGATTGTTACCCTGTCGTTTCAATTCGCGTTGCCAACCGCTCATGCCGTCCCAGCAGACGCGATTTTTAACCCGCTCAACCGAGGTGTTTAGTGCACACGCTATTTGCGCATGTGTCTTCCCCTTACGCAGCAATTGCTTGAGCGTTTCCAGATCTTCCTGAGACCATCTGGCAAGGGGGCGCGACATCTTATTCACCCCTGATTTCCGGGGCTATTTCGTTTGCTAAATGCGCGAGCCTCACTGAGCATCGCATTAATTTGCTCGCTATGAAAATCCGCGTCGATGGCTTCAAGCCTTTGAGCGTAGTTACGATAAAACCCCGCAACCTTTTCAACATCACGCCTCGCCTCTTCAATACGCGCCTGATCTGCGGCGCTCAGGATATTCGACGCGACACTGAACTTCGGATCATTGGCATGGCCGTAATAGAGCGATTGAATATGCCGCAGTGATACGCTGCATTTGCGAGAAGCACGCGCCAACCACGATTGCTTCGTGTCACTTGGCAAAAACGGTCCGGCGACGACGCCGATTTCTGTTTTCCAATCGATGACCTGACTCATCATTTTTTTGACCTGATCCGACAACATTTTGAAATCCTCTCATGGTTAGTTGAGACCATGAGAGACGCACTCAACAAAACAACTTGGATCACGCCCTCGACAACAATCGAACGCGTGTTAGTTCAGACTCAACATGATCCCGGCAAGGATCAGTGGAACGGCAAAGAGAAGAGAAACAGCGACAAACAACAGAGTTTCAGCTCTGGTTTTCGCTTCAGAAAACTCTGAGAAACCGCGCGATGCGTATTTGTCGCGCGTGGGCTGGTCGGCATGCGCCCCCGTGTCGACCGGCCCCTTTAGTTTAAAGGGGACTGGGTCGTTGTCTGTTATCCAACGCTCGTTTGTGGCGTCGTAGAAGTTCATGAAAACCTCCAGGCATTGACAAAAGCCCTGCAGGAAAGGCCAAGTCTGGCTTTCAACGAGAGGATGTAACGATGACAAGCCCAGAATTTGGTTCGGTTAAGTTCGCTAATAAAGATGTTGCTTTGGCGCCCTCGCCACTTCCCATCATCTATTTCGACGGTGCGCCTTCCTTGTCCTTCTTGAATGGCATCATTGGCATTACGCTGCTCGCAAGCGGCAACGTCCCCGGCCCCAATGAAACAGTCCTGAATGTTGCGTCGGTTGTGGCCCATCTCAAGTGCAGCATACCCGCTGCTCTGGCTCTTAAGTCCGCTATAGAAAACGCCTTGCTCCTTGCTCAACCCGTCGAGAAGCCCGAGGGGGCGGCTAATTGAGCCTGATGGCGCAAACACAATACTGTCGATGGTGAGGTTGCTCATCGCCGCCTCCACAGATGATCAAATATGGGACGCATGTCTTCTTGAGCGCGATTTTGAGACGGGAGCGGAGTTCCAATTGTCTTTGCCGACAACCGAACTCGTCCGTGCATTGGGCGAGGCTCTGATAGAAGCCGCTGATCAGCACCGTTCGGGTCGTGCGAATTGAATGTGATGCGGCCGATGGTGAGGTTGCTCATTGCAGCCTCTCCATGATGTGCCCAATCTTCAGAGCGAGATCGCGGGAGCAGCGGAGGCGCGGGGTCATGCGGCGCCGCCCTCATGACTTTGGTCTACAGCAAGCTCATCTGCTTGATCACTAGGAGCGGAAACCATTCCCCAAAGTGATACAGAAGCTGTCTCACCTTTTGCAGCAAGCGCCTCGTTCATCACAACGTAAGTGTTTGAGGGGAAAGCGGGCTCTTTGCCGTCAATTGAAAGGAGCCAATTTGCGGCGGCGGAATATTTTCTGTTTGTAAGTTGTGCAACTGCGCGAGTGCCGCCAAGCGCTGCCATTACTGCTCTGGTTGTGCTAAGGCTGACTCTACAGGCATCATTCATACCGCTCTAGTATCCAATTAATTTGGATAGGTCAAGTCAAACTATGACGGATATTTCGAAAAAAGAATCTAAGCCAAATTCTCGCCAAATGGCGATTAGAGATGAAGGCGGAAAATGGAATCCGCGCGCAATTCGATTGCGCGTATTACGAGCAGCTATTTTTAACGAACACCAAAGCGCATTTGCTCGACGTCTAAGTATTTCCAATCAAAGGTTGGGAAATATGGAAAACGGGTTCCCTATTTCCATCGATGTAGCCAACAAAATAAGGTCGCTAGCTCCGGGCCTATCTCTTGATTGGCTTTACCACGGGGAAGAGCGTGGAATGTCCATGGATTTGGTACTGAAACTCAGGAAAGAGGCCGAAAAGCCCGAGTATCAACTGCCAGAGGCAATTGGCGTTCGGGTCAAAGGTAGGATTACGCCAGTTCGTTGATCTTGAGAAATAAACCCATTTAACAATTCGGTTGTCAGCCTTAGAATTAGTCTCGCATCCTCAAGGTCTTCAGGGAGACTGACCGCAATAGCCAGCGCCTGACGGCGGTGCCAAACATCATTCGCCTGCATTTCCCCACCTCCCAGTTATTAACTTTTAATAGAACATATAGAGAACCTTGCCACAAGTACTACCTATAGTTTTAGTTTGGCGTTGTTCTCAATTGATAGAATTGACATTGAACATGTATACCAGCAAGAGATAATATTTCCAAATTATTTTGATATTTGTTGTTGCGTTTCCAAATTAGTTGGATACTATATCCCCATCCGCTCAACCAGCCGATGGGACTTTCACCATGCCTCTTATCTCAGATCGAATGATCTACCTGGTCACCGTCGCTTATGAAGACGGCGACTACGTATCCCCTCGTCCCCTCTCCGATCTCGACCGCGCTACCACCATCAAAGACATCGCATCCGGCGAGATTGAGGACCTGGTTCAGGTGCTCGAATGCAACCCTGTTGAGGGCATCTGCCGTGATGTGACAACCGACATTGCCCGTGAGGTTATGGACGTCTGGGCAAACAACGGCGAGCCCATCTCCAACCGCCAGAAAAATTTCATCGAGCTTCACGTTTCGCTCAGCGCAGCCCGTGCATTCCGGAGGGCCGCCTAATGCCCTCCCCTCACTTCGAGCCCTCCCCTGAAGAGCACATAGAGCGTCTGTGCAATTTCATCATCTGCGATCTTGATGAGCTGTGCGTGATGGCGATGAACGCCGAGACCGCCGAATTGGTCGAGAGCGAGCGGCATTCCATCGGTGTGATGGAAAAGCGAGTTGAGCTGATCCTGAGACAATTGCGCGCGCGCAAAACGCCGAAGTTCAGGTTGGTTCGGAATGGCTAAGCGAGAAAAGCTAAAGCCGGTGCCGGCGCAACAAGAGGCGTCGGAGCCGAGTACGATTGATATTAAAGAGGCTGAAGCTGCCAAGCGTAGACCTTTCTACGCGGTCCTTTGTGCGCGGTATCTACAATTAATCAGAGGCTCCAAATGACCACCAACCTCGTCCAACGCTGCCGAGAAATACTCGAGTGGGATAAAACTGGCCAGCTGCGCAATGGCGCTGTGCGCGAGCTGGTATCGACCATGCCTCCCGCGGATGAATTCATAAACCTAAGCCTAGCAGAGGATCGAACTGCGCGAGAGGCGATGGCGTTTGTCGTTGCGATGAGCGGAGGAAGGTTGTGAGTAAATTAGCGCATAGCGATGAAGAAGCTATGGATTGGGTTGATCGCCAATTGTCGATGGATGACGACTACAGGCATAAAGATAAAGGTTTACCTGAAGCAGACCCACCTCCCTTCATAACAGCTCTCAAGAACGGCGGCACCAAGGAAGAAGCGATCTTTGCGCTGGAGAGGATGTGGGAGGAACAGTGTGGGCTGCGGGCAGAGATAGAGAAATTGCGTGGTGTTCCTCAAGAACAATTAGCTTGCGACTGTGGTGCGCCCACAGAAGGAGAATGGGCGGACAAGCACACAGCCGGATGCGCGTCGCTTAATATGACATGCCCCTTTTGCGGGGGGCCAAGTGGAAACATAGCTGCTGAGTACGTTACTTGCGGAGCGGCATGGAATCCGGATTGCCATGGCCATCAAGTTAAAGCACCAACGGATGCTAACAATTATCGTGTGAGCACCTTGTGGAACACGCGCCCATGACCAGCACATCATCAACTTACCTAAATGTCTTAGCAAAAGACGGTACTAGAGAGGAGATTCTATCTGCATTGTCTTCTCAGTTGGAAAAGAACTGCGAATTACGCAATCAGTTAAAAGACATGCAAAGTGCCTGGTTCTCTCAAAGAGAGATGGCCGATAGATACGGTATTGCTCTTATGATGATCAGAGAAGGAGTTGCTGACCCTATAGGCCATGCGCGTCGCATCTTGTCCGAATTTGAAGCATCCACCATCCCAGATGGGGAGGCCTCATGACCCACACAATCGCACCGCCGACATTGGAAGAGTTGAACGAGAGAATTGACGTACTCGAAGCTAATAAAGTTGAGTGGGCAGACTTCCCAAATCATGTTCACGTTCGAAAACTCAACATCGAGCTGTATTGCCTGTACGCGGTGCGGGAGGGTGTGGGAGCGAAGCGTCAAACTGAACTAGAGGACGCTAATAATGCGTGCATCGAATTAGCAGCAAAGCATGGATATGCAACTGGCCACGGCGATACGGTCGGCGACATCATGCGTGAATTTAATGCGCAAATACCTGATCGCGCCCAATCACCATGGATGGGCATAGAGACAGCGCCACCGCTCGAAATCGGCGACATACAAGAATATGTCATTGCGGTCTACCGAAAGAGGACCAATAAAGTCCACACGTTCGCATGCTCGTATTTGAAATCCTATCCGCTACATTACGAGGACACAGATTTTTGCCCGAATAAAACATGTGATGATGGTCCGTGTAGCGACGGATGCCCTACCACGGGTTGGTTCACACTAGTCGGCGAGGACGATGAAGCTGGAACGTACTACCGCCTGGCACTTTATGATGGCGACAAGTTAATGGGTTGGCGGGAAATGCCACAATGGGATTTGGCGTTACCACCAACACACAATTCACCCCCGGATGCCGCGCTCTCTTCGCAGGGGCGGGGCACCGAGGAAACCTGACACATGGCGACCGTCAAAAAGGGAACGTTGACCAAAACGCCAGCCTATTCCGCATGGTGGAAACATCTGCGGAAGTACAGCAAGCGCGTGTTTTGGAAAGCTGAACGTAAATCTGCCAAGCAAAACTGGAGCAAAGACCAATGACCGAGAATATCGTTTCGCGCGGCTTCACCCAGGTTGAGTTTGTCGATCAGTACGGCGACAAGCGAACCATCTATCGCCAGTCTGGCGACGCGCTCCGCATCAAGAAGAAGAGCGACACCGTTTCCCACATCCTCAACCGGGCCGCCGCAGAACTGACCGGAGACAATATCCGGGCACGCAGAATCGCGGCTGGCCTCACCCTCGACGGACTCTTGCAGAAGGCGGGGCTCGCGGCAGGCCCTGGGCAGGGCAAGGCACGCATGTGGGAAATTGAAACGGCCAGCAGGACCCGTAACGGGACCGGCAGACAAGCGCAGGGCGTCCGGTTCGGCACGCTCTACGCAATTGCTATTGCGCTCGAATGCGAGGTCGCGGACCTGTTGCCGTCCGCAAAGGAAGTCGCTGATAAGGCTGGCGTCGCCATGATCGTTCCGAACGCAGTTCGCCTTTCGGCGGCGTGAGGGCATCCTCAGTGTCGCGCCCTGACGGAAAGGCCAAGTTATGAGCGATGCTTCAGATCACTTCTTATCGGCCATTAGGCTCGCCGCATTTTTCGGTATCAGCGGTTCAACCTTCGCGCTTGGATTTGCCATGGTCTGTCGGGCGCTGAAATGGGCTCCGGTCAACTTCACGGTAAACGTCAACGACTGCCGACCACGCGAGGCTATCCAGCAGTCTCCACAGGAGAGCGCCAGTGAGTGAGCATACCCCGACGCCTTGGGCAGTTCCTGTTTCTGAGGGCAATGATACCTTAATTTGCGAAGATCTTGGCGAAAAGCTCGGGACCATAATCGCCGACGTTTCGCGCCCAATAAAGAACTTCACTCTTTATCGCGACATTTCTTGGGATGAAGCCGCCGCCAACGCCGCCTTCATCGTGAAGGCCGTGAATAACCATGATGCGCTGGTAGAAGCCCTGAAGATGGCCCGTAATCGAATTGCGGTTCTTGGCCCATTTGCAGCTACGCGTCACTTCGACGCGAACGAAAAAGTGTTCCTTCCGAAGATCGATGCCGTACTCGATACTGTAGGATCACCGGGGGATTCCGATGGCTGAACATGCCAAAAGAAAGCGTTGCAAAATGGACGGCGCTGTCTCCCGGCTTGCTGAAGAGCCGCGTACTATCCGCGATATGGCTGCTCGAGGTGAGATTCCTGGTGCCGCCAAAATGCGCGGGGTTTGGTCCTTTGATATCGCCCTTCTAGATGCCTTGGTTTCTGAAAAGGAAAGACAGACATGCCAAAGCGCAAGCAATGCAAGGCCCCTAAGGGCTGCTTCTGGCGTAATGGCACACTCTACGGCCGGATACAGACCAGCGGTGGCGACATCAAATGGTCACTACGGACAGACGATCCAAAGGTTGCGGCTAGCCGCCGCAAAACCGAACGCGCTCGAGCGGTAGCGGCACAGCGGTACGGTGATCATCGCCGGACCTTTGCGGAAGCTATGGAAGCCTGGGGTCAATATTTTGTGAACGAAGTCAGCGCCAAGACCCTTACCCGCTACACTTCCTCTCTGGCGGTCTTGCAGCCATATCTTGAGGGGCTGTACTTAGATCAGATCGACAAGAAGCTGATCGGCTCCATCGTCGAAGCCAGGCGGGATACCCCTTACGTACCGGCCGGCAAGAAGCATCCGATCAAGGTCACCACCTCTACTATCAAACGGGACCTGACGGCTCTCTCGAGCGTTTTTGGGTACTGTGTTGATGAAGAATGGATGGATTCGAACCCGGTTATGGCATGGCTAAAGCCAGGTGGCCGGCGAAAATCCCGCCTTCAGGAGCGGCGCGACCCGATCGTGCTCCCCGATCCAGCCCATATCCAGATGGTTATTGCCCGAGCGCCGGGTCTATTTGCTGAGATGATCCGTGCCGCGGTCAAGACCGGCGCTAGGCTGGATGAGCTCGCTAAGGCCCAACGGCGGCACCACGACAAGGCCAGGAAACAGCTCACTGTCATTGGCAAGCGGAGCAAACTCCGGGTGATCGACCTCGAGGACGAAGGGGCGGATTTCGGGCTCGAGCTATTCAACGCCCTACCCGCCTCCCTCGAGACAATGGCCCTATTTTGGCACCGCCGGATAGCCGGGAAAAGGTCTCGCGGGCAGCAGCCGGCCAAACCATTTTCGCAGGTCTCGAGCAACTTCAGACGGGTGGTAAAAGCGGTCACCGACCAGGCCCAAAAACAGGACCAGGATTTCAGGCCATTTACCTTCCACCATCTGCGCCATGTTCACGCGGTCAATTGGCTCAAAAGTGGACGATCTATCTATGTTTTACAGCAACGTTTGGGGCACACGTCGATCAAAACGACTGAAATGTATCTCGCCTATTTGACACCGGAAGAGAAGCAAATTGCGATGTTTGGCCGGGAAGCAGCAGGATCAAAAACAGGAACAAGAGCAGCGGTTCTGCCAGGCGTAAAGCGATAG